TCCGCGACTTGGGAATCTCGATTCCGCCGCAGTTGAAGAGCCTGCACACGGTGATCGGCTGGCCTCGGGTGGGCGTCGAGAGTCTGGAGGAGCGCCTCGACTTGGAGGCGTTCCGGTGGGCTGACGGGGCGGACTCGTCGGAGCTGACGGAGATCGCCGAGGCGAACGACCTGTTCGACGAGTCGAGCCTCGCGCACCTGGACGCGCTGACCTACGGCCGCGGCTACCTGGCGGTCGGTTCTGGGGACTGCGGTGGCGAGGATTGTCCGCCGCTGATCTCGGTGGAGTCGCCGCTCGACATGACGCTGATGTGGGACGCGCGGCTGCGGATGCCAGTCGCGGCGCTGCGCGAGTGCCAGGCCGACGGCTACGTCGAGTCCGACCCCGAGGACCGGATGGTCGTCCTGTATCTGCCGGACCAGACGGTGAGGGCGATCCCGTCGCCCTCGGGCGGCTGGGTGGTCGTTGACCGCGACATGCACGACCTGGGCGTGGTCCCGGTGGTGCGGATAGCGAACCGTCAGCGCACCGCGGACCGGATCGGCCGCAGCGAGATCACACCCGAGGTCATGTCCATCACGGATGCGGCATGCCGGCGCCTCATGGGCATGGAGGTCGCGAGCGAGTTCTACGGGGCTCCGCAGCGGTACATCCTCGGGGCTTCGGAGTCGGCGTTCCAGGACGCGGACGGGACGGCGAAGTCTGCGTGGGAGACGTACATCGGCCGTGTGCTCGCGTTGGAGCGGGATGAGGACGGCAATGTCCCGGATGTGGGCCAGTTCGCTGCTCACGATCCCACCGGCATGACGAAGATCATCGACTTGTACGCCAGGATCATGGCGTCGCAGATGTCGGTGGCCCCGCACGTGCTCGGCTACAGCAGCGACAACCCGGCCAGCGCGGACGCCATCCGATTCGCCGACAACCGGCAGGTCAAGAAGGCTGAACGGCGGATCCGCCGATTCGGCGCCGGCTGGCAGGACGCCATGCGCCTCGCCCTGTGGATCCGCGACGGTGAGCCGCCCGAGAAGGCGCGACGGATCGAGACGGTGTGGCGGAACCCTGCGACACCGACGGTGGCAGCCCAGGTGGACGCCACGGTCAAGCTCGTGCAGGCCGGAGTCCTGCCTGCGGACTCGGACGTCACGTTGGAGATGGCCGGGTTTACCGAGGCGCAGCGGCAGCGGATCGCCGCCGACCGACGCCGCGGCGCTGGCCGAGCGACGAGCAGCGCGCTGATGGACCAGCTTGCCGAGATCGGCGGTACGTCGGAGTCGTCTGGCGTCGAGCCTGCGGAGGCCGACATTGGCATCGACGATCTCGGATAGTTCGGCGTCGGTGACGCAATGGCGTGCCGCTCAGACCGGGTTGACCAGGCTGCTGCTGCGTGACCTGCGCGGCCTGCGCAGGCTGGTCAACCCGAACCGACTGCAGGCGACGGTACCGACGTGGATTGATGCGGTGGCGGCCCTGGTGGCGCGCTACTCGCAGGTGTCCGCGACGCTCGCCGCCGACTTCTACGACGGGGAGCGTGCCGCAGCCGGCCTGCAGGGCACGTTCACGGTGCCGTTGGCGGATGCACCACCGCAGGAGCAGACGTCGAACTCGCTGCGGTGGGCCACGAAGGACGTGTGGGGCCGTGCCGTGGACGTGGCGACGCAGGCACAGTCGGAGCCTTTGGATGTCCGACTGGACGCGGCGATGACGAAGGCGGACGCGGTTACGCAGAAGCTTGTCGCCGATGTCGGTCGCGCGACGGTCCGGAGGGCCGTCGACGAGGATCCGGGCGCGATCGCCTATGCGCGTGCCGCCGCCCTTGGCGCCTGCGCGTTCTGCCGTCTGATGGCTTCGCGTGGTGCCGTATACCGAGACGCGGAGACTGCAGGCAGGTTCGCGAACGACCGGTTCTCCGGTGATGCGTCGGTCGTGAAGTTCCACGACAACTGCCACTGCGGGATCGTCCCGGTGTTCCGTGGTCAGCGCTTCGAGTTGTCGCCGCATGCGGCGGAGTGGGATCGCATCTACCGCGAGCATGCGCAAGGCCATCCGGGAGACCAGCTCCGCCTGTTCAGGCGGGCGTTGGCGGAGCACGACTCCAATCCGCTTCCCGGATCTTTCTGATCAACGTGGTCGCCCTGGTGGCGGCCTTTCTCATTTCCACAGCCCCTGGAGGGCCGATTCGTCATGCCCGAAGAGAACGAGCAGACCAGCGAGCAGCAGGAGTCCGGCGCCGAGGAGACCGTCGAGGAGACGGCCACCGAGGAGAACGGCACCGAGCAGCAGGACGACGCCCAGGAGGCGGAGGCCGGCGGCGAGGGTGAGGCGTTCGACCGGAAGAAGTTCGAGGCGGAGCTGCGGAAGAAGAACAGCGAGGCCGCGAACCTGCGCAAGCGTCTCAAGGAGCTGGAGCCCCTGGCCCGGAAGGCCAAGGAGTTCGAGGACGCGCAGAAGTCGGAGTCCGAGCGCCTCAACGACCAGCTCGCTGCCGCCAACGATCAGATTGCCAAGACCCGTACCCGTCTCGTCGAAGCCCGGGTGCAGGCTCTGGCCGGCTCGGAGAAGGGCGAGCGGAAGGCGTTCACGGATCCCGAGGACGCGCTCGGTTCTCTGGACCTGGCTTCGTACATCGACGCGTCGGGTGACATCGACGAGACCGCCATTGAGGCGGATCTCCAGGCGCTGTTGGAGCGCAAGCCGCACTGGGCGAAGACCCAGCCCCAGGAGGGCCCGCGGCGACCTGCGCCGGATCGCACACAGGCGTCCGGCGCCAACAAGAAGCAGGCCCCCAACCCGCGCGATGAGTTCGCCGGGTGGCTGAGTTCGAAGCTCACGTAGCTTCGGGAGAAGAGACATCATGGCGGCTACCGCCCCCCTGACGCTGTCCAATGTGGACAGTGCACTCCTGCCCCGCACGATCACGGCGCCGATCTTCGAGAAGTCCGTCGAGGCGTCCGCGGTCATGCAGCTGGCCCGTCCGGCGCCGCTGGCACTGGATGCGACGACGTCGGTGCCGATCCCGATGGACGTGCCGACCGCTGACTGGGTCGGCCAGGCGGCGAGGAAGCCGCTGTCCACGGGCGGCGTCGACGTCAAGCAGATGCAGGCCAAGAAGGTGGCCGTGCTGATCCCGGTCGCCATGGAGGTCGCGAAGACCAACGCGGGCGGCCTGTACGACCAGCTGCAGAAGGATCTGCCGACGGCGTTCGCCCGCGCCTTCGACCACGCGACGATCCACGGCAAGACCATGAAGGGCGCGCCCGGCCCGTTCACCGAGTACCTGGCCGCCACCAGCAACAGCGTGGCGCTGGGCACGGCCACGCAGGCGCAGGGCGGCATCTGGGCCGACTTCGTCAACGGCATGGCCGAGGTCGTCGACTCCGACTGGGACTACACGGGCACGGTCGCGGACCACCGGCTGAAGCCGTCGCTGCTCCTGGCGACGGACACCACGGGACGCCCGATCCTCGTGGACACGCAGACGCCGGGCACGAACATGGCGGCGGCGGGCACGCTGATCGGTGAGCCGCTCGCGTACTCGCGGTCGGTGTCGGGCAAGCAGCGCCGTCAGTCCACGTCGGTGGACACGGGGCTGCGTGCTCTGGGCGGCGACTGGAGCCAGGCCGCATATGGGGTCGGAATGGACATTACGGTCAGGATCTCTGACCAGGCGACCTACGTCGACGAAGAGGGCGGCGTGCACAGCGCGTTCCAGGAGAACCTGGTGCTGATCCTCGCCGAGGCCTACTACGGCTTCGTCATGGGCGACGTCGACGCGTTCGTGAAGTACACCGGCACCCCCTCGGGCACCTGACGTGGGGGCGGTCCCGGCTTCCGCGCCGGGCGGGACCGCGCCGCTACGGATCGTGGTCCGCGCTCACGCCATGCCTCCGGAGCACAATGCGGGGGCGGAGCACATGCTGGTCAGCATGCTGCGTCCGCTGGTGGAGCGTGGTCACGACGTGTCGGTGTGGCTGTCCCGTTACGGCAAGGCCCACGACGTGTACGACTACCGCGGTATCCGGGTGGTGCCGCTGGAGTCGGGCCTGGACTATCCGTCCGCGGTGAAGCGGGCGGATGTGCTGGTCGCGCATCTGGAGACGGTGCCGTCGACGGCGTCGATGGCCCGCGGGTACGGCGGCCGGCTGGTCGTGCTGTGCCACAACACGCATCGACCGACGTTCCGGGACATGGCGGCGGGCGGCACGGCTCTGGCGGTCTACAACAGCCGTTGGATGCAGGCGGAGGCGGAACTGTTTTTCGCCGAGTACCCGAAGTCGACGCGGCCCGCCGAGTCCCTGATTGTTCGGCCTCCGGTGTTCGCCGACGAGTATGCGACGAAGCCCGGCAAGGCTGTCACGCTGATCAACTGCT